TTGATGTTGGGAATTGCTTTGACTTATCTGTTGCTTTATGCAGGATTTTACCTTTATAATCAATATCAGCTACAAAACTTAGTTCCAGACACCTATACAGGAAGCCTATCACTCTCTCCTACCGAAATAACTGCAATTAAACGCACCGAAATCAATTACGGAAAGGATATTGATAAATATGCTAAAGAATTAAAATTACCAGCGTCTTATTTTAAAGCTTTGATAGTATTGGAATGCTCTGGGCATAAAAACATTATACCTAGACTTGAAAAACACGTATTTACACAACTCCAAAAAGTAAGAGATGGTAAAGCTAAGCACTATTACAATATCAAAAAAAAACGAATAAAAGCACTCAATGATGCAGGTCTAAAAAACTTAGCTTCTTCTTGGGGACCTTTCCAGGTAATGGGCTATCAAGTAATCCCAATGGGGATTAATGTCCACAATATACGTGGGGATAAATCCATCTATTGGGGAATGAAGTGGATTAAAAAACGTTATGGAAGAAGAATAAAAAGAGGAAAATATAAAGATGCTTTTCATATCCATAATACAGGTCACAGGTATCCTAAATTAGGAAATCCACATACTCACGATCCTAAATATGTAACAAAAGGGTTGAAATACATCAAAGCATTTGAGGAAATGAAGTAATATTATTTTCAATACATCATTTTGTTCCTATTAACTCACTCTCCTGTCATATATAATGAAAATAATCACTATAACCACAATAGCTTTATTACTTAACTGCTTAGCATTTTCTCAAAAAAGAAAATTAAAATCCGTAGATATTAAAAATATACAAAACCAATCAAGTGACATTAGAGCCTATCGTTTGGTTGGTGTTATCCTTTAGTTTTTTGTTTTTAATTGCTGTATGTAGTCCTTCTGCAAGGGTAAGTGTTGGTACAGGGCTATCATCTACATCGTAATTGACAAAATGCAAAACAATGGTGTGGTTATTGGCTGTTTGTGAGCCGTCCGAGTGGTTACCGTTCCAGTTTATTTTACCAAAATCAATATAGACCGCAGGGTATTGTATTGCTTTTAGCTTCTCTGTGCGTTGGTACTGTCTGTTGTATATATCTACAGTTTTAACAGCAGTATAACGCTGTTTAATCAGTGTTTTTAAGGCTTCAAAATGTGCTATCATAACTTATTTATTTATCAATCTTCTTCTTTTCATTTCCTCGACTATTACCGTCGTTATTTGGTCTTCTAATACTTTAGAGTTACCCATAAATTTACGGCTAGGCATTGTGGCTCCGTGTTTACCAAAGATTTTCATTTTCCCTCCATCGTTTATTATTTTAGCATACTCTTTTGGGTTACCAAACACCAATGCCCAGCCTCTGCGTTGGTAAGTGATAGCGTTCATTAGTTCTTGTGTATCACCACTTAGTACAGGGGCTTTTGTTCTTGCTTTACTAAAATTTGTGATGCTACCTTTTTTACTCTTTCGTCCTGGTCTTTTTTGTTTGCTTTTGTACTGAAACCCATACCAACCACTATTTTTGTCCGTTCTTTTGACCGACTTCCATTTTTCCAAGGAGCTGTCCGTAAATCCTTCGTTATCAAAACTCTCTTTAAAATGGTTTTCCGCCTCTGTTCCAGCAATGTCCATGATGTCATTTTTCATAAGATTAACCTCTCTTATGAGTTTTTCTATTTTTTCTACTGCATTTAGTTGGCTCATTTGTAACAAGTTTAGTTATTATTCGTATATTTGGGTAAAGGAAGTAGTTAAGAAAACCCCCCCTAAGAGTTATTAGATCGGAAGGTGCTTAATTTCTTCCTTTATTTTTTACTTATAGCTTCTGTTATGGTGTATAGCTTAAATTCACTTCTATTACTTTCTATTATATTTAGATAAACATTTTTTTTATTTAATTTCAATTCAAAGTAGTGATATGTCTTAATATTTGTTTTTCTTATTACCTCTTTTTCATACCTAGTTTTATCACGTTCATCGTTTTTTTTCGCTGGTGTTATTGTTTTCGTCTTACTAGAGTGGTAGCTTGATTTTTTTATCAGTTCTTCAAAATCATACAGTAATAAGTTCTTTTTGTTACGCATTTCTATGTCATAAAACACACCTGATTTTTCACCCAAAAATTTTGAGATACCTTTTCTGTTGATACCAATACTTACTTCTTTGTTGTTTATAGTAGTTTTTACTGATTTTTGTCTTAATTCTTTCAAAGCCCATTTTGTGGCTTCTTTACGTATTGTTGTTAATTCAAGATTATCCAACTGCTCTTTAATACTCTTCTTCTCTTCTTTAGAAGTGTTTTTGACCATTCCGTGCGTTGCTGAGAATATCTCACCCACCTTTCCTGCATTGCCTACAATTCCACTTATTGGTTTTTGGCTTACTGGGTTTTCTTCATCTGCTGTTTTTCTCGTTTTCCGCACCGAGCATTTGCAACCCCAACCATTTGGTGGCAGGTGGCTGTCCCAAAAAGAGTGATCTATTGGGTACACTTTGTTGTAAAATTGTTTGTGTCCGTCTCTTTGATCACCTGCTCGGCTTGGCATATATTCTAGGTTGGGGTACAAATGTTTTGTCCGCTCAATGTCTTTCCAATTTTTAGCACTTCTCGCAGAGCGTACAGCCATATTGTACTCTGTTCTTAGCCAGTTTTGGTCGTATTGTTTACTTATCTTGAGTGCTTCTTGCTCAAACAAATCATAAGGTTTGACATTACCCTCTTTATCAAGTAGGGCCCCCGTTATCTCTTTTATTTTTTGGTGGTTCTTAAAAGCAGAAAACACCGCTATATTATGCTTTAAATTCTGTTTAAACTCATAATCATCGTCTCCAAACTTCGTTTCACCAAACCCATCATCTACAGCCGAGCTGAGTTGTTTGTACGTTTCAGCAAATAGTTCTTCAGGTATTTTATCCTGATCTATTTCTTTACTAAAAAACGTCTTGAGAAACTTTTTAAAAAACGATACTTCAGTAATTTTAAAAGCAAGATTAACCGTCTCCGTGTGGCTACAACCACTAGTACAACTGCTGTATTCTTTGTTTATTTCCGCCCTGAACTTTTCAGGGCTTAGTCGAAAAAACCTCCAGCGTTTAGTTTGTTAGGATTTGTTTCTATCTTCTTTTTGCCTGTAATAGGTATATTAAACGTCTCACGGATAAAGTCCTCGTCCACTTCGTAATGTTCCAATGCTCCTTTGGTCATCTCCCAAAGTTTATTGATGTCTTTTGCTTTCTCAAACTTAAAAGTAAAACCATCTATTTGGTAGCCTAAATCAACTAATTTAGGAATTACGGTGTAGTTGATCAACCCTTCAAACCATTGTTTGTCCGCATCGTATATTTGTTGTCCTAATCGCTCGCCTACCTCTTCTTTGCTTCTGCTTCCCCCTTCGCCTTCTCCACCAATCACGGCTGAATTAATTAGTTTGGAAATTTCTGCATTGCTCAAGTCAATAAGTCCTTTATAAACCTCTCCGTTGCTTTTTGCTGTCTCTACAAATTCCAAAATATCGTCCTTATCAATTACCGCATAGTTGGCAGTCGCCATATTGATAAGCATATTTTCCATTCTGTTCAGGCTCTCCGTGTCTCTTGTGTTTGTTTTTCCTACACGAACGGGCATCCCGAATATTTCGCAAAACTCAGACCAAGCAGACTGAGCAAATCGTTTGTAGAGTACGTGAGGTGCACATTTGTTAAAAAGTCCTAGGTCATCATTTTTCCCAATTTCGATAAGAAAAGGAGCATAACTCAAGTCTTCTCGATAAAGCACACCTTTATCTTCGCCTTGTTCAAAAACAAATAACCCTTTTTCAGGGATGACATGTTTTCTTTTAATTAGCTCAACGCCTGTTATCTCACCTTGTTTTAAATCTCCGATTTGAACAAGGCTGTGTCCGTAAAAGATACTTTGCATAGCTAAATCAATCAAATCATAAAACCACGGACGTTTTAATAAAGCTGTTTTTTCGGGCTCAGCCACGCCTTTGTTGCCAATTAGCGAGAACTCACAGCCTCTTACTGCTAATATTCTTCTTTGCATCTCAGCGAATAAGTGTGCATCAAGCTCTAACTCATCGCAAAGGTCATAGTATAAGGTCCTTCTTGGGCTTTCTGTGTTCTCCGCCTGTCGTAAGGCGTTTCTCCAAGATTGTATATTTTTCCTAGCTCTAGCAGTAGTTCCTGCGATTACTTTGTCGAGTAGTTGGTTTGGTCGAGCCTGTTTTTTCTTTGCCATATTTTTTAATTATCAATTGTCAATTATTAGTTATCAATTGTATTAGTAGTATTGATCTTGTTTTTCAGAGCTGTTTCCTGATCTGATTTGAGTTTTTGTAGGGTCTTCATTTTTCGGCAACATAGGGGTGATAAATCCATCGGCTACTTTGTCTAGCCATTGGATTGCGGTGTCGTAGCGTTTTACCCTAAGCTCAGGGATGTTATCGGGCATTATGCGAGCGTGCAGGTGGTAGAGTAGTATGTCGCAGAGGTACATCACTACAAGATTGTTGCGTGGTTGTTCTGTGTCAAATACTTTTAAGATGTCGTACCTGCTGTTGATGTAAGCCGTCATTTCGTCAATTGCCCGTGCCTCACTTTCGTCTATATAGACCGTGTTGTTGTCGCTAATTGTTGTTAGTGTCGCTTCGTCAATGAGCGACAGTAAGTCTGTTCTATTTAAAAACTGCATAATTAATACCCTCGGTTTTCACGGTGTTGCACTCTTGAGACATGGCTTGATTTTCTCGTGAACTGGTCTAAATAATCAAAAGCTTCTTTGTCTGCATCAGGTGCATCATCGTGTGTTTTGTAATTTGGCTCTAAGCCTTTTAGTTGAGATAACCCCTCTTTTGTGTCGTTGTGGTTTTTCAAATTGATGTTGTAATAAATCCTACCGTTTTGATATTGAGGGTGCATCTCCAACATCCTGTCGTACTTCTTAACTTTCGAGCGTTCGCTTTTCACGAGGTTAAACTTTATCTTCTTTTCTTTTTCTACCTCTTCTATTGTTCGATAAATTTCATCGTTCCAGAACTGGGCTTCAAAACGAAATTGAACACTTACAGATTTTGGCAATGAAAATTGAAAATCAGCTATCCACTCCAAAGCACCTCTTATTTTGCTTCGTTTTACAAAGCAGTTGATGAGGTACTTCTTTCCGTCTTTTATGCCCCACACTCTTACTGCGTTATAATCCGAAGTAGCAGAGCCAGCAAAGGCAACATCCCAAGTCCCTACAATAGCATCAAAACTATCTAGTCGAGGTAGTTTTGCCCATTGGATGTGTTCATCTCTGAATATCTTCCCTTCCACGTGTGGGTCATTGTTGTACTCAGCATTAGCCTCAATACTCCCCATCGTTTCAATTCTGTTTTTATAATAGTCATCGGCATACTTCTCCTTCCATAAAGGCAATAAAGTAATTGGGTCAAAGGCGTTTTGTTTGTGAATTTTCCAACCCTTGTTTTCCCCGACTATTTTTGTAAAAATCATTCTTGGTGCAAAATGGTTTTGAGCCAATAGCACACGTTCTTTACCTCCGTCTATTGTGGGGATAATACCTGTCAAAAGCCAATGAGCGTATTCGTCTTGTCGTCTTGGGTTTTTGAGGGTCTCTTTTGTTTCCCAGTCATCGCAAACGATGAAGTCTGGACGTTTCGCTCCGACCCTTAACCCTCTTGGTTCTTGCCCCATACCGATAGATTTGGCAATAAATCCGTTATTTGTAATAAAGAAACCAGTCTCCCAATGTCCGTTGTTTTTCTGCACACCAAAATCGTGAATAAGCCGTTGATTAGCTTCAAACTGTAAACGCAAATCGTCTAATAAAATAGACGCTCTGTCTGCTTCTTGCCCAATCAGGAGCATAAAGTTGATGTCGTTGTTTATCCAAAGCCAAAGAGGTATGGTTACATCTGCAACCACAGATTTAGCTAATCCACGCCCCCATTTTAGCCACAAAGCAATTCTATCACTTCGTTTGACCTTGTTGGCTACTTTAATATGAAAGTCAGGAGTTTTTGTCGTCGCTAATTGTGGTAAATAATAGCTAATGAAGTACTCGTAATCCACTTTTGCACGAGCAATACGCTGTTGTTGATCCTTTTTGGTTTCAAAAGGATTGATGGGCGTGTCTTTTTGTAAGCCAACTACTCGCTCACGCCATTGATTCAGGGCTCTTTTATCAGCTACCCTCATCTGCTAGCGATTAATTCGATAAAGTCGTTCAGTAATTCAACCGTTCCGATTAATGCTCTTGGGTTGTTTTTAGACAAATGCTCAGTAAATTCAGTGGCTACGCTTATATATTGATGCAAAGGCATTTCGCTGAGGGCTTCTATCTCTTTTCGGATAACACCTTTAGCGTCTGACAGTTCTTTTGTAGGGATGCCGTTGTGGTCGTCCTCTATCTTTTCGTTTATTGCTTTAAGTTGCCTGTAAGATGCTTTTAACAACTCGCTACGAGTAATTGTAGATGCGTTTTTCAGCTCTTCCCAGTCTCCTATTTCTGCCCAATTCCTTAGTGTTTTTTCGGTCACACTTACCTGCGTGGCTATTTGTTTTTTGTTTTGCCCCGATTTTATATACAGGCTTTTTGCAAGCCTTTTCTTTTCTGCATTTGTCATATTACTGCTTTAATCTTCCTCAAATTTCGTTTGAATTTGGCGTTTAAAAAAAAAACTTTTCCTCCTCGGCTTATCCATGACGCTTTGTCAGGCTTTTAATTCCTCCTCCCTGTTTTGTTGATTTGGCAGAACTAATAATTACCCGCAATTTTGAATCCTCAACAGTAAACACAGCGATGCCGAAAACATTTATATTAAGTGACGATAGTATTAACTCTTACGGTTTTAGGCTAGATATGGAGCGATTAGAACTAGATAGGTTCAAGGATAATCCTGTCATGTTTTATAATCATACTGACTTAGTTGGAAGGTGGAAGAACATTAGAATAAAAGAGAATGTATTAATGGCAGAACCTGACTTTATGTCAAGTTCTGCGGAAGAGCTATCCGTAAAAATATCAAAAAGAGTAGAAGAGGGGTTTCTAAAAGGGGCTTCATTGGGCTTGAAAGTTTTATCTGTTACTAAAGACGGAGACAATCCGCCTGTTGTAGTAGCTAAAGTGATGGAGTGCTCTATCTGTGACATCCCATCAAATCAAAATTCAATTGTATTGTTTGACGAGTCTGGTAATAAGTTAAAGGGAGATTTGTTTGAGTTAGCAACGAAGGGATTGAAAGAATTGAAAACAAAAAAAGAAAATATGAAATTAAGTGCAAAAAGTGCGTCTACACTCTCTATTGATGAGGGTGCAGACGCTAACGCTATTGATGTAGCAATTGAAGGTATTCATCAAAAAAACATAAGTCTTACAGCTGAGCTGAAAGCAGTTAAAGAAAAAGAAATGAAGACGTTGCTAGACGGTAAGTCGGTGACAGCAGATCAGAGAAAGTCTTTTGAAAAATTGGCTTCTGTAGACTTCAAATTGGCGGTAGATTCGGTGAAGGCGTTGCCGAACAAAAAAACACTCGCGGGAACAGAAAAAGAAATGGCTTCACTTGAAGCAGAGCGAGAGGCCTGGACTTTTGATGACTGGAGAAAGAATGATATACCAGCATTATTAGCAATCAAAAAAGCAGATCCAGATCGATATGCTAAAATTCAATTAAAAACCAAAAAATAAATAGAAATGGCAGGTTTAAATAAAGAAATATGGCTTCCTGAGATAATGGAAGGCTTTTACCCTGAAGCATCGTTTTTGACAGAGGCGAGAGACTTTTCTGCTTTTGTAGAAAATGATAAAATTAACTTGGCAGAGGCTGGAGTTAATCCAAATGTATTGATCAACAACAGCACGTATCCTGTGCCTACATCTGAGCGTGGTGATTTGGCTATCTCGATGGAGTTGGATGTGTATGACACGGAGAACACGTTGTTGCGTAATGCTGAGAAGGCAGAACAATCGTACGACAAAATGAAGTCTATCATGTATGGACATAAGCAAGCAATGTTGCAACGTTTTCAGCAAAAAGCCTCTCACGCATTTGCTCCATTATCAAATGCTTCTGACACACCTGTGATAGTATGCACAGGAGGTGATAATGGTTCAGGTAATAAGTCGTTAAAATTCGAGGACATCCTTACTTTGTCTCAAAGATGGGATGACCGTGATTTTCCTGCTGAAGGTCGTATTTTGGTGCTGTCTACTCAACATGTCGCTGACTTGAGAAAACAAAGCATTTCACAGTTCAAAGAATTTTTGAAGTCAAATGAATTGTTCGGGTTTAAAGTGTACAAGTATTCCAAACTTCCAGTATTTAATAAATCGACGGGGGTTAAGAAGGCATTTGGTGCAGCTGCAACCCCTGCTACAGACGTGATTGCTTCAATTGCTTTTCACAAGCAAGAAGTTATGCGTGCAGACGGTCGTGTGAAGATGTTCGCAGACTTAGATAATCCCAAAGAACGTGGGGATATTATCGGGTTTCAAAAACGTGGATTGGCAATGCCAATTAGAAACAAGGCAATCTCAGCAATTTACTCTCCTGCTGTATAGTGAGAGTAATCAAGCACATAGTTATTCATTGTACTGCTACTAGTAGCAGTACAACTGTGCAATCAATCTTAGCTTATTGGAAGTATAAGAAAAGATGGAAATTCCCAGGGTATCACTATCTTATAAAAGATGATGGTGAGATAGTAGAGTTGCTAAATATTAACAAGGCGTCTAATGGTGTAAGGGGACATAATAACGATAGTATACACCTCGCTTATATTGGTGGAGTGGATGATCGGTTAAAGGCAAAGGATACTCGAACAAAAGAACAGATTGAGTCTATGATTCGCTTGTTGTTTAGGTTAAAGGCAAGATTCCCTAATGCTGAGATTAAAGGTCACAGAGATTTTGATGGGGTTGCAAAAGACTGCCCTTCTTTTAATGTTTACAAATTCTTAACAGAAATAGGGTTATGATACAAGAGGCAATTATTGGGCTGTTTGCGACACTCTTTACGGCAATTATAACTTGGGGCTTTGCTCGGAGAAAAAATGAAGCAGAAACAGATACTTTAGAGATTGATAATATAGATAAAGTTGCAACTATTTGGAGAGAGCTTGCTGAATCTATGAAGCTTGAGGTTGCAGGGTTGAGAGGTGCACAAAAAGAGATTCTGACAAAACAAAGAAAATTGTTTGAGGAGAATATAAAAATGAGGGCGGAGATTGTGAGGCTAGAAGAGTTGGTGAAAGACCTGACAAAAGAGAACGTAAAATTGAGTAATTTATTAAAAACGAATTGATGAAAATATTAATATTGATAATGTCAATTTGGTTGCTTTCTGCTTGTGCAGGGGTTAATCACAAAATGACAAAGGGGTTAGTGGACATTAGGTCTGATAGCATTATATATATCGAGACAGTAAAACTGGACACAGTTTCTTTTGCAAAAGAAAGCTTTCGAATGACAATTCCTGAATATTTACACGACACAGTTGTTGTGTATAGAAAAGGTCGAGCATCTGCACAAATAAAGTATGTGGATGGTAGAAAGGAGTTGACGGCTAGCTGTGATAGTATAAGCGAAATTGTGATAGGGAAGGACATTCAGATTACTAATCTTAAATCAAGGTTAACAGATAAAAATAGGGTCATAGAGACGGAGGTGAAGCCTCCTGATAGAGGCGGTCGGTGGTTTTTTTGGATTGGGATGTGGGCTTCAATAACTGTAATTGCGATAAAGCTGATAAATAAATATTTGTAGTTAAATATTCATGAGATGAACAAAGAAAATAAAATAAAATGGGCAAAGCCTACTTTTAACGCATATAAAGATGTTGACAGTGTAATTGTCGCATCAGATGGAAATGTGTTTTTGTCTGAGGCTAAGAACCTCGCACAAGATCATGCTAGGTTGAGAGGGTTGACTTTAGAGGTCTGCTCTCGTGAGGAAGTGATTTCTGAAGAAGTGATTCCTGAGGAAGTAAAGGAAAAGGGCAAAATGCTTAAGAACAAATGAACGATGTAATCATACAAAAGAGAAACGGTGGTTTAGGTCGCCGTTTCCCTTCAGGAGACGCTATAAGTGGGCTTGTTGCGAATGGTGTGGCGGTTGTTGGGGGTGTTCAACTGAACACAACTTATAGGCTGAAAAGTGTAAAAGATGCGTTGTTGTTACTAATACTTCCTGCTTATGATTCAGACAATTCTGTCCTTGTCTATGAGCATATTAGCGAATTCTTTAGAGTCAACCCAAACGGAGATTTATATCTTCAGTTGGTGGCTAAGTCTATGAGTTATGTGGATATGTTGGATATAACTAACACAAACTCTGCAAAGAAATTATTAATAGAAGCTGATGGAACCATTAAGCAATTAGGTATTGCTTACAATCCAGCTACTTCAGTTACTGATTTTAGCGACACGTTGTTAGCGGTAACGAAAGCTCAAGAATTAGCAACTGAAGAGTATGCTCAGCATCGACCTGTGCAAATTGTCTTAGAAGGGAAAGGTTTTGATTTAACAAGCACAACAGATTTGCGAGCGATGAACGCTAAAAACGTCAGTGTCATGATTGGTCAAGCGATCCCTGTGTTAGCACAAGACCCTACATATTCAGCTGTTGGTACTCTTTTAGGAGTTGTTTCTTTAGCGAAAGTCAATGAAAATATCGCTTGGGTTGAGCGTTTCAATATGTACGGAGGAAGATTGACAGCAACATCAATTGGTGGTGTTAATCTGTCTGCTGTATCGGAAGGAAAAAAAGAGATATTGAACGATTATGGGCATATCTTTTTCATAAAACACACTGGGCGTGCAGGGTTCTATTTAAACGATTCTCACACTTGCACTATCATCACAGATGATTATGCTTATGTTGAGAGCAATAGGGTGATAGACAAGGGGGCTAGAGCTATTAGACAAGCTTTACTGCCAAAATTAAACGCTCCAGTTCTAGTTGACACTGATACGGGACGGCTTTCCCCTGAAGTAGTAAAATATTACGAAAGTTTGAGCAGAAAAGCACTTGAAGCAATGATTAGTAACGGAGAGTTAAGTGGTGCAGATGTATTTGTAGACCCTTTTCAAGATATAATTGCGACTTCTGAGTTTCAAGTAGAATTTGATTTGATCCCTACAGGGACAAATAGGAAAATAAAAGCGATACTTGGGTTTTCAAACCCTTTCTAAACAGCGATTAAAATGGCAGAATTAACACCATTAATAAACGGAGTAAGACATTCTTGGGGAGAGGTTAAGATCATTATTCTTGGTCGAACAGTTACAGGGATATCCGCGATCTCTTACGATGACAAGCAAGATAAAAAAAATCATTACGGTGCAGGAAATATGCCTTCACACCGAGGAAAAGGGAGATATGAAGCTAGTGCTAAAGTAACTCTCTATGATTATGAAGTAGATGCTATACAGCGTTCTTTGGGGGTTGGTAAACGTCTTCAAGAGATCTCCTCATTTGATGTTGTTGTGGCTTTTGCCGGAGAGGATGACATTATAGTTACTCATGTAATTCGTAATTGCGAATTTATGGACAATAAGCGAGATTTAAAAGAAGGGGATACCACCTTTACTGTTGAACTAGGCTTGTTACCAAGTCACATCGAATGGAGTTAGTATGGAGGGTAAAGATAAAATATTGCTTGCAAAAATAGAAAAGTGGAAGTCCAAATATGGAGGTGTCTATCAGATAGACGTCCCCCTTGACGATGAGGACGCTAAGGCTACGGCTTATTTCAGAAAACCGAACATTCAGATTATGTCTGTTGCTCAGAAATACATCAAATCTGACCCAATAAAATCAGCAACAACATTGTTTGACAACTGTTGGTTGGGTGGTGATGAAGAGATAAAAGACAGTGACGAGGCGAAGCTTTCTTGCTGTAAACAGCTGGGCACAATATTTAAAATAAGAGAAGCTTCTTTAAAAAAGCTTTAGCCCTTACCTCTATTAACGAAGAGGAGGGGGCAGATGAGCTTCTTAAATCGGTAGCTCTAGTTCGACAAGTTTTTGGGGGTAACCCCTTGGATTTGTCAGATTATGAGTTTGCTCGGCAACTTAATCAGGCAACATACCTTAAACGATTAGACCAGGATCTAATGGAAGGTGTGCTTACAAAGGTGGTAAACAAAGTATTTGAAGCTTTAAACAGCGAACGGTAATGGAACAACTTAATTGGATATTTGAACTTACAGACAAGGTGACAGCACCTCTTCGTTCGATTAAGCAATCATTTAAAGGTTTAGAGGATAATCTCAACGTCAACAAAAGAAGTGTCGATAAGGTTGGCGACTCTATTAATGACTTGAGAAGTAAGTTATCGAGAATGAAGCAGGGGAGAAATCAAGCGTTTAGAACAGATCAAATAGAGCGATACAATTTAATGATTGAAGATACTGAGAATAAGCTTCAAAAATTAGAAAATTTACCATCTAAAAAACACCAAAACAATTGGCAAGATGTCGCTTTGGGTATTAATCAGGTGTCTGAAGTTATTGACAAGGTGGCTCATTCTTTAGATTTCACTAATGAAATTGAAAACACGGCGGTCAACATTAAGCGGTTTACTAAACTAACAGGCGATGACTTGGATAGTGCGACGAAGAAAGTACATCAATTAGCGTCTGTTTATGGTGAGGGAGGAGAAGAAATTGCTCGTGCGGCGAACGCTATGACCAAACAGTCAGGAGGTACATTTGAAGAGAACTTGGCGTTGATAGAAAAAGGTTACAAAAAAGGGGCGAATCTCAATAATGATATGCTTGACACCTTGACTGAATATCCTGCTTTCATGAAAAAGTTGGAAATTGACATGTCGGAGACAATGGCTGTGATGGCTTATGCTTCTGAACAAGGAATTTATTCAGATAAGGCAATAGACTCTTTGAAAGAAGGAAGTATAGCCTTGGATGAAATGGGACAAAGTCAAATAGATGCTTTACAAGGTGTTGGTTTGTCTTTAGATCAATTGAAAGGCAAGACGGGAATTGAGCGAATTAAAATGATGTCCGAAGCAATGGAAGGAGCAAATAAGGAGGCTAAACAAAAGTTAGTTTCTGAGTTTTTTAAATCAGCTGGAGAAGATGCAGGGGCGTTTATTGAAAACTTTCACAAAGTACCTTTAGAATTGGAGAAGCTTAATTCTGTTGAGCAATCAGGTGCTGGGTTCAAGTCATTTGTAGCAGGTTTGCAATCTGATTTCACGGCTATGTTTGGTAACGTTGGTCAGTACGCTCAACAAATGAGCTCTGTTACACCGTTGATTATGGGCTTATCTCAAGCGTTTAATTGGCTATCAAATTCTCAAAAGGTACAGTCTATTTGGACAGGAATAGTAACAACAGCACAATGGGCATTAAATTTAGCATTGAATGCTAACCCGATTGGTTTGGTGATTATAGGAATTACGGCACTGATAGCAGGGTTTATTTGGTTAGGATCAGAAATGGGTTGGTTTGGCGATTTCTTTGTTGGGTTTTGGGACGGTCTTGTGGGGTATTTTACTGATTTGGTAAGTTTTTGGAATACTTACCTTAATCCATTTTCTTGGTTATTGACGTTAATTGACTTTGTTTTCCCTGAAGCAGGGCAAGCAATAAGAGATTGGTTCGGTGGTTTACAGGAATGGATAATGGAATGGGTTGATAAAGTTGTTGGTGCTGTAACTGGTGCGTTTGATAGCGTGAGCGAGTTTTTTGGGTTTGGAGAAGATGGAGAGGTTAAGGTTACTGGAGATGTTAAACATGAGGTAAAGGCAGACGAAAAACAGCTTGAAAAACAAAAGAAGGTAGGCATTACGACAGGGGCAAAAGTTCCTGTAAAAACAAGTGCGTCAGGTGGAGCATCAGGGTTCAAATCTGCTGAGAAAAAAGAGATTACAGTTAAGATTGAAAACTTAATCAAAGAATTTACTATTAAGACGGAAAATTTAGGGGAGAGTGTTTCTGTTATTAAAGAAAAAGTAGCAGAGGCTCTAGTTGGTGCGGTGAGAGATTTTGAAATAACGATATAGGATGGCTTTTGAATACACTATACCTGAATTATTAAAGCTATCTGGACTAAGGGGTTATACGCCACGCTTGGCTAGTGCGGTAAACGGTCTTATTTCATCTCGCAACGAGATAGATTATGACAAAGCATTAAAGCAAGTGACAGAGGGAATTACAGGCTATCAGTTACCTAATGTTGAGATTGTAAACGCTACGTTTTCGGATAAATCTCACTTTGATGGGTTGCCTATTTATCAACCTTTGGTTTTTGAAAAACTTACGAAATCGGCAAAAGACTATATGCTTGACAGTGCTGTGGTATCAATCAACAGGACGAAGGACATCGTTGTAACAAAAGTACAAGGTAGGGATAGCACGGTTAAGGAGTTTATATCAAATGGTGACTACCAAATTTCGGTAACAGGTATTATAGCTAATCGAGGGGTTGGCTATCCTAAGGCTGATGTTAAGGAGTTTGCAGGCTATATGTCTGCTAACAAGTCGCTCAAGATAACACACGAGGTATTGAATATGTTAGGTGTTCACGAATTGGTTGTTACTGATTATTCATTGCCAGCTACGGAATACCAAAATTTACAAACGTACAGTTTCTCTGCGATAAGCGAAACACCAGTTGAATTAAGGATTGATAAAAGATGAAGTTACCTGTTATTATATTGACAATCGGAGCATTCACATTTAGCTGGGCAAATGAGGTTAAAACGGTAAGTTCGTGGAAAATGCTTACAGACACAACAACAATTAAGTTGCCTAAAAACATTTCTTTTGACAAGAAGCATCTTGCTGAACAGATTAAAAAAGGTGATAAGGTTATTGTTCAAACAGGCTACAATCAGCGATTAAACACCGTTTTTACTGGTTACGTAACTGCTGTTAAGCCAACCGTTCCGCTTGAAATCGTGTGCGAAGACGAGATGTGGAATTTAAAACAAACTAACATAATTAAGAGTGGTAAATCGGCAAGTTTATCAAGCTTAATAAAAGAGATTGTTCCTGATGTTTCTACGGATTTGTTAGATGTTGAACTAGGTAACTATTTTATCAACAACATCTCTCAAGCTAAGTTTTTGGAAAAGCTAAAAGCTGATTTCGGGTTGTATTCTTTTTTTAGAGGTAAAACACTCGTTATCGGTAAGCCTTACAACTCTGCTACATTAAAAAAAGTAACATTTAAGTTGGGCGACAATATCAAGTCGGATAAGTTGGTTTACAAGCGAAAAGACGAAGTAAAGGTGAGGGTTAAAGCGGTGTCGAACAATAAGGACGGCTCAAAAACAACGGTTGAACTGGGTGATAAAAACGGTCAGAGCAGAACGTTGAATTTTTACAACATAAGCAAAAAAGAATTAAAAGCAAGTGCCGAAAGGGAGATGAAACGCTTCAATTATGATGGTTGGCGAGGAGGTTTTGTGGTATTTGGAGAGCCGTTTGTTCGTCACGGAGACATCGTTATTTTAGAGGATACTGAGGATAGTGATAAAACAGGCGAGTATTATGTTGATGAGTTGATTTACACGTTTGGTGTAGGCGGAGTACAACAAGAAATAGAACTAGGACGAAAAGCATAATGGGAATTAAGGAGACAATACAATTGCTCGTAAAAGACCTGATTAATATTCAGGTTCAAGCAGGGAAGGTTCTTTGTGTAGACGAGAAAACGATGACTTGTGATATAGCTATCGAGGGCGAACCTGACCGTTTGGATGTACGGTTGACTTCTGTAATTGATAGTTCTGAAAAAGGGATACTGGTTGTGCCTGTTGTAGGTAGCTATGTGTTATTAGGCTTGATAGATAACAAAGAAGAGAGTGCGTTTGTTTTTCGTTTTTCTGAAGTAAAATCAATCAAACTAATAGTTGATAAAATACAATTGTCTGGTGACGAATTAGGCGGATTGGTGGTAAGTGAAAAGGTGACTAATGAAGTTAATGAGTTAAAAAAAGAGATTAACATGCTTAAGGGATTGTTTAGCTCTTGGGTGGTTGCTCCTTCAGACGGAGGTGCGGTACTAAAGGCGTTGGTGACGACTTGGGCAGGGCAGAATTTGGTTGCGATAAAAAAAGAGAAAATCGAAAACAGCAAGGTAAAACATGGCTAGTGATATACTCTTAAATAAAGACGGTGATTTTGGCATAGTGGCTGGGGATCTAGACATAGGGTTTAGCGATGAGCAACATATTGAACATATGCTCCTAGCTAATAAGGGAGAGTATAAGCAGTCTCCGACTATTGGGGTTGGAATTTCGGGTTATAATTATGGGTCATTGTCTCCTCTTGAGCGATTAAAATTAGAACAAGAAATTTCCATACAATTAGAGAGTGATGAAGCGAGAGAGGTTGATGTTGATTATGATGTCGATGGATTGTTAAAGATACAAGCGAGCTATGACTAAAGTGATAACAGTATTGGCAAAGCCAAATCAAACCATTTGGGATGTTGCTCTTGAGCAACATGGAAGCATTTTGTCCATTTTCGCAGTGATAGACCTAAACGAAGAGATGAGAGAAGGAGTGAATTCAGACATAGTAGAAGGGATGGAGATAGGTATTGATTCTGACTTGATTGTTGACGAAGAGGTAAAAGAGTATTACGATCAAAAAGGAATTGTTCCTGCAGGAGGTGAGTTTGGTTATTTAGGTGATTTTAATAATGATTTCAATAATAATTTCAATAATAATTTTAAATAGAGAACAATGGCTGAATTAGACAAGACAGCACTAATAAATAAAATAGACGACTTTATTAAGGCAAACGGAGTTGGGGCTGTCACAGGAGACATTCTAAACGAGATTTTGAAAGATGTTGTGTTTAGTGCTTTCAACAAAATAGACGATTCTTCTGCTGTAGAAAATAATATTGGAACGGCCGTTGAATTTGGAGAGTATATGGAAAATAATATCGAATCAATATAATGGCGACAGAATTAAGACAATTATCCGAATATTTAACTGAAAAGTTTAACACTGTAATCACAGCGTTAAATTTAAAAATAGACGGACCTTCGAATAATGAGTTGATTGCTCAAAATTATCCTGATTTTAATCCTTATTTGTCAACAGCTACTTACACGCAAGGAGATAGAGTGATGTATCGGTTCAGGTTATTTTCGTTTATACATGTAACTGATCAGCAAGGAGTAGCACCTCTTGACCAATTAGGGCAGTTAAACACAAATTGGTGGCGTGAATTATCGCCTAATAACGGGCATAATGCAGAACCTTGGAAAGATTCTGTTTACAAACCAAATGACATCGTTTTGTTTGGTGACAAACTTTACAGATGCACAGAGAATAATAGTCATTATTCTTCTAATTTTCCTGCCGAGTTGACAGCAGGAAAGTGGCAGATTCTGATTTCGGAAAATAACTTCTCAGATTCTGATAAGGCAATCGTTGGGAGCTTCGTAAATGTTAACAGAATTGTTGAAGTAACGACACAGCCTTCAGATACAATTTTATCTGAATCTTCTGATAATATTACTTTTATTTATGACTCAAATGTTTCAAGTTATGTCGTTGTTGTCGTGAGTGATTCTTTAACAGTTGGAGGAAGGTGTGAGTTTATTGCTCACCAAGCACCTTTTATGATCTCTTCAAATGGTGTTGAGATGAACATAATTGATTATCACAATATCTCATCGAATAATGCACGAAGGAAGTCTCTTCTCAGATTGCCTAACAATAGTTTTGGGAAATCAGGTCAAGTTTACTTAATTTCATCATTTGATTCAGAAACTGTTTTACCTCCTCCTCCTACTACTATTAATTATTTACATTTTAACTCTGTTAATCATGATTGTGTTTTGATTCAAAGTGAAGATTATAACCTTAGTAAAACTCTATTTGAGTTTGGTGTAGTGGTAGATGTAGATTCTTTAGTTAATCCGATAACAGAGTATTTAATTTCAAGAGGATCTTCAAACGGTGCTCCAAAGTATCGGTTTGGTCTCCGTTATAACCCTTCAACGGATGAATTACAGTTTTTACTTCAAGGTACCACTTTTCTTAAATTAAGTAGTTTTAAAGCAACCTATTCAGGGAAAAAACGACTGTCAGCTAGATATGATGGTGTAAATGAACATATTTTAGTTGACGATGTGATAGTAGCTACAAGCAATCATAATATTAGACCTCTAAACTCTACAAGAAAATTTACAATAGGGGCATATAATGAGAATAACACGTCAACTCCAAGCACTGCATTTAGCTCAGCTAAATATTATGAAATATTTATTGATGGTGATGTCTGGAAGCTTCAAGAGGGTTCAGGTTTTGCTGTTACAAGTGAGATTGGCGGAAAAAATGGTGTAGGTCAAACTGCGAATGCAGGCGGATTAACTTACTGGGATGCAAACGTTTGGAAATAATGATAAAGACAACTATTTATATAATATTCGACATGACAGCTCATCTCACAGAAAGTAATGTAGCTATTATAAATGAGCAACAGGGAACAAATTACCCTGTTGGGATTACGTACCAAAACCTATATGATTCTCGCACAACTTCACGAGGGTATTTTAGAAAATTAAACGGTAAAGATGTTTGGATATTACCATCAATTTCATCAACAATTGATATGACAGGCGTTAATTATGACGTGATTATAGAACTTACAAATGAAGAATTTGTAAATGATTTTGAGCAGAGTTTAGACATTATAGAAGACATCTTATGAAAGTAGTAGTATTGGAAGAGAAATTTTTAGACAATGTTCCTGTTTGTATTAAAAGAGGGACAAAAAAAAGATATGTATTATTGTCAGATATAGAGATAGTGTTAACGAGTAGTGATGTGATTGTGATACATAAAGGATTCCAATTTGATGGTCGTTCGACACCATTATTGCTTACACCATTTATGCCATCAGTTAGTGATGCTTTTCTAGCTTACTTGCTTCATGATTGGCTTTATGCTACTGACTATATGTATAATAAATATGGTTACAAGATAAGTAAACTGTTCGCTGATCAACAAATGCTAAACTTAGCAGGGCAACTAGAATCAAGGAATTATGACAATAAAATAAGTTTTTGGGCTGTGAGAATTTTCGGCGGTTCGGTTTATAAAAAAAGAGAAAATGGCTAGAAGTATAGGGGAGATATATGATGAGATGGCTTCTGAGAAAGAGACCCTCGTTACGTTAAGTGCTTTACAGCCAAACATAGATAATACACAGTTGTTGTTGTCAGACCTAACCTCTCGTAGCAAGGTGGCGGTTTGGCGATTAATTTTCTTTGTGATTTCTGTCTCAATTTGGGTTCATGAAAAATTATTTGACAAGTATGCTTTAGAGGTAGAGAGTAGGTCTAAAGAAATTATTCCGGGCCCAATTATTTGGTATAGAGAAATATCGTTTAACTTCCAGTTTGGAGATTCTTTGCTGTGGATTAAAGAGAAGTATCAATATTCTATTATCGATGATTTAAAGAAGATAATAAAGCGTTGCTCTGTTATAGACAGAGGTGGGCAGGTTCGAATTAAAGTAGCTAAATTAGACAATAATAATCAGCCTGTACCTCTTAGTTACTCTCAAGTAACTGCGTTTTATTCTTACATAAACCTTGTAAAAATGGCAGGAACAAATGTAGAGGTGATAAATCGGGAGGCTGATTTGTTGAGAATTAATTATGACATTTATTATAACCCTCTAGTTCTCAAGCAAACAGGAGAGTCAATTGAGAACCCTGGAGTTTTCCCTGTCAAAGACTCTATTAATACATATATTCAAGACTTGCCATTTGATGGTGTGCTCAATATAAATAGATTAACAGATCGGATTCAGGCTATAAAAGGCGTGATAGATCCAGTTATAACGTTTTCCGCTTCAAAATATGGGGGGTTAGACTATCAAGAGTTTACAAAAGATTATGCCTCTGATGCAGGCTACATGAAAGTAGATCCTGCGTTTCCTCTGTCTTCATCTCTTAACTACATCACAGATGTTTGATGTTGATTTCAACGATATTGCTGTAAAATTAACGCCTGTTTTCCTGAGAAAAAAACGGTTTTTTTATTTTCTTAAGGCTTGCCTGAAACCTCTTAAGTCTATTAATTTGGACTTTTTAAAGTTAAGAAGCAATATCCATTATCGTCTATTGTTTAATGGTCAAGTCATTTACTTAAATCATTATTTAAACGATGTTTACGACCCGATTAAACGAAGGATTTATATTGATGATGTGTCAAATATAGATTACAATTATGTTTATAATAATCCTGAGCAATTACAAGATTTATACTTGTCTAATACGGCTGAGGACACGCCTTTGTACCTGCTTAATTATTTAGAATATATCAAGAAGGTTCATTTCATCATTAATATACCAACTGATGTGTCGTATAACGAATTATTGCTTAGAAGTCAGGTAGACATATATCGTCAAGCAGGTAAGAATTATGTATTAAAAATTATTTAGATTATGAAAAAGTTATCGATAGATTTTAACGGCGGATTCCCGCTAATGTTAGACAATCTCAGATTTATGCAAGCTGCTTACCAGCAACTATCAGCGTTTCAAGTACAATCAGATTTGCCTTTAGGGGTTGATAAGTGTATAATGAAAGGCTTACAGGTGTTCTACTCAGGGAATAACGATGAGTATATTTCACATACAAAAGGGGTTGTTTATTTTGAAGGTGAGATTTATGAGGTTGAAGCGTTAACAACACCTACTCTTTTGTCTAACCCTTCTTTAATATTAGATGTCAAAGAAGAGTTTAGCGTTATTTATCAGGATGGAACTTCTCGTAAAGTTCATCACATTCGTAATTTAAAATTAGGTGAGACTAATGATGATGGGGCATTGTTATTATTGTCTGATCTTGAGAGAAGAGAGGTTTTGGTAAAATCCAATATTTTCCCTTCAGGAACTGTATTAGACGTTAAGTTGAGCAATGTCCAAACTCATTTTAACGCATTAGGAGTTGGAATAAGTGACTCTTGGCGTGGATGGGAGATTGATGCCGATTCAAAAGGGAGGGTGATTGTTGGTTATGATCCTGGTCAAGGTGATTACAATAATCCAGATGGCTCTAAAATCGGCGGGCTAAAAGAAGTTTCTTTGACTGTTCAGCAACTCGCTACTCACTATCATAAAAAAGGAACTTTAGATGTTGTTCGAGGAGGACCTCATAGTCACTCGTGGACAGATGGTCGCCCTGACTCAATTACTAGCGCTCAGGATCACAGCACGGGTCATTCAGGGCATAATGGAGTTCAATTCCATACAACAGAAATCAACGCTGATAGTGGTGATCATGATCATGTTTTGCAAGGAAAAGTGTCTCAAGAAGGAGGAGGGCAATCGCACGAAAATAGACAGCCGTTTATTGTTTATTTACGAGTAGTAAAATTGTAATTGTTTTAATTTTATGTGTACAATTCGTTTTTTCATTTGGTACAATTCGTTTTGTGGATTATAACATCTTTGAAAATAATTTCATTGATGAGTTTTATACCTACTTAGTCATTAATTACGACTCAACAAGTTCTAAAGAAGTAATTAAATTTAACGAATCCATAGGTTTATGCTCTTTCAAACAATCTTTTGGTAGGATTCACTACTATTTAGACCAATGTAACCTACCTAATAAAAAGAAAATCTCAGTTATCTTTTCAGGGTATTCAAAGAAGAGTATTCAATTTTTTGTTCAAGATATACAACACTCTTTTGACATAGATGACATAAAACATCAATGGGATAAACACAAAAAATCATACAATCCTATATCAGGTTTCAAAAGCCCTCATTATTCTATTATAAAAACTCAATATTATTAA